AAAAGATAGCAAGGGTTGAGCATATACCTGTTGAACAACTAGCTGCTGAAAAGTGCAACGACAAAGGAGAAATAGAAGCATATTACTATTCTAGTGATTGGGCTAAATACAACCGTATTAACCAAGTAAAGCGCATACCTGCTTTTGGTATGAGTAATGAAGCTATCGAAATTGTTTACGTTAAGCCTTACAGAGCAGGGTACAAGTACTATGCCACCCCTGACTATCAAGGTGGTTTGCAATATGCAGACCTTGAAGAAGAAATATCTAACTTCCATATAAATAACATACAATCAGGATTAAGTCCTAGTATGCTTATTAACTTTAATTCAGGTACTCCTAGTGCAGAAGAAAGGGAACAGATAGAAAGACGCATCTATGATAAGTTTTCAGGAAGTAGTAATGCAGGTAAGTTTATACTATCGTTTAACGACAGCCCTGAAACAGCAGCTACAATAGACCCTGTACAATTAAGTGATGCACACAACCAATATCAGTTTTTAAGCGATGAGAGCAGCCGTAAGATACTTGTAGCGCACAGGGTAGTATCTCCTATGCTTTTGGGTATTAAAGACAATACAGGGCTTGGAAACAACGCAGAGGAGTTAGAAACAGCTACAAAGCTAATGATGAACTTGGTTATTAAACCTTTTCAGAACTTACTAATAGAAGCGTTTGATGAAATACTAGCTTATAATAATATATCTCTTAACCTATACTTCAAGACACTACAACCTTTAGAGTTTATAGAAATTGACAAAGAAATTGTTGATGATGAAACACAAGAAGAAGAAACAGGTGTAAAGTTAGCAAGTGATTTAGATAAATTTGTAGACACAGATATTGCTGATGCTCTTATAGATTTAGGACAAGATGAAGAAGAACTACTAAAGGACTTTGAAGTTATAGACGAGCAAGAGGTAGACTACGACAATGACGATGACCTAAACCAAAAGATTAAGGAGTTAAACGAGCAAACTAATCTAGCTAGTACAGGTAGTGCCAAGCCATATAGTGAAAGCAAACAAGATGGTAAGTCTAAACAAAAAGGTCAAGAGGACAAAACATATTTAGTTAGATATATGTACAATCCTGCAAAGACTAAAGGCACATCTAGAGAGTTTTGCAAAAAAATGGTAAGTGCTAAAAAGGTATATCGTAAAGAAGATATAAACGCTATGACAAGTAAAGTTGTAAATGCAGGTTTTGGTAAGGGTGGTTCTGATACTTACTCTGTATGGTTATACAAGGGCGGAGCGAGATGCAACCACAAATGGTTTAGACGTATTTACGCACGTAAGGAAGGCTCTAAAAGTCTAGGTAGTGTAATTAGTACAACAGAAGCTAAAAGTCAAGGATTTAAGCCCGAAGCTAACGCACAAAAAGTACCTGTCGCACCTAAAGATATGAAGTATAAAGGTTATACTGCTGCTTATTGGAATAAAATGGGATTTAAAAACTAGATATGGCAACAGCATTATTTATAAATAGAACAGACCTTGTTAAGAATAGTATCATTGATGGTAGTGTAGACATCAATAAGTTTATACAGGTTATCAAGATAGCACAATAGATACACGTAAGAAACTACACAGGTAGTAAGCTATACGACAAGTTACAAGCTGATATTATTGCGGACAATCTAACAGGCGATTACCAAACGCTAGTAGATGATTTTCTTGCACCAATGCTTATCCATTTTGCTATGGTAGAGTATTTGCCTTATTCAGCTTATCAGTTAAAGAATGGTGGGTTATTTAAGCACACAAGCGAGAACGGAGAAACACCGTCAAAAGATGAGGTGGACTTCCTAGTACAGAAGGAACGTAATTTAGCGGAGTATTACACAACAAGATTTATAGACCATATGAGTTTTAACAGTAATTTATTCCCTGAATATAACAATAACTCTGATGACGATGTTTACCCTGACAAAGACAGTTTATTTAATGGGTGGGTTTTATGAGAATGTACAAACCAAAAAGTAAGAATATAGTTAAACTAAAAAAGTATATAAATGCCAAACGAAATATATCACAAAAGCAATTGGGGAAACGCTAACGCAGGGGAGTTTGGCGATGTGTACTTTGATGCAGCAGCAACAAACAAGCTGTACAATCACTCTGATTATTACGAGAACTCTGATGGCACAGATAAGATATTAAGAGACTTAAGTAACAAAGCAAGTATAGTCTTAACACCTACTGCATATTCAGATGGTAGCTTAAATACTGTTATACCGCCTTATCAAGTATTGCCACAAGAATTAGTTACTAATGGAGATTTTTCTAATGGCACTACAAATTGGACACTTGATGATGCAAGTAATGGTAGTATATCAGTAGTTGATGGCAAATTAGAAATTGTATCTAACGGTGGCGCAGGTTATCCTGTTGTTAAGCAAGGCATTTCAACTTCAATAGGAAAAAAATATAGTGTTACTTTTAGTGTTACTAACAATACAACAGGTTTTTGGTTTAGAGTAGATAGTTCTGAAAGTGGTTTAGGAGGGTTTGAAACTTTTTATGCTAACGATAAAACTTCATCAATAAACTTTAAAGGAGAATTTACTGCAATATCTACAACATCTTATCTTAAAATATTTGCGGAACAAAATGATGCAGGTAGTTTTGAAATAGACAACATATCCATAAAAGAAATACAAGAAGCCGACTTTGACTTTACAAGAGGTTCAAGTGCTACAAGAGTAAACGAGCAAGGGCTTATAGAAAGTATTGCAAGTGGATTACCAAGAATAGATTACACATCAGGGTTTGGTAGTTTGTTATTAGAGCCGAGTAGGACTAATTTAATTACTGATAGTGCTGAAGGTAATTATGGAAATGCCCCTGCTTCAGAAAGTAATACTATTGCACCTGATGGAACAAATACTGCTGTTATTCCTGTACCTGATAGTAATTCTGATAGATACAATTACAGTTTTTCAGGCGGAGATTATTCTACTAATACAAAATTGACTTATTCTTGGTTTAGAAAAAGAATATCTACTCCCACATCAACAGCTTTTTTAGGAGATTTGCGACCAACTAATTTGGTAAACGTAACACAGGTTGGCTCTACAATACAAATAGGTAGTAACATAAATGGATATGATAGATTTTCAGCTACTTTCAATGTAACAGATGGTTCTTTAAGTGGTATAATAAGAATGTATTTTGGTTCAGTTATAGGTATAGGCAATTCTTCAATAGCTTATTGGGGTCATCAAGCAGAAGAAGGAAGCTACGCCACTTCGTATATACCAACATCAGGAAGTACTGCTACAAGGAGTTCGGAAATTTGTAACAATGGAGGTAATGAGCAAGTAATAAACTCAACAGAGGGGGTATTGTATGCGGAAATAGAAGGTTTTATTAGTACTGATACAGTAGAACAAAATAGATATATAACATTAACCAATGGAACAAGTAATCAAAGGGTGGCATTGTTGCTTGGTGGTAATACCAATCAATTAAGAGCAATCGTATATAGTAACACACAAGGTATAAATCTATCTTTTACGACATCATTAACTGATGTAAAGCAGTTTAACAAATTGGCAGTTAAATACAAAAGTGGAGATTATGCCTTCTTTTTAAACGGTACTAAAATTAGTAGTAGTTCTGAAACAAGTATTTTTACAGCAAATACACTTAATGATATAAGTTTTGATGTTGGTGGTGGTACACAACAATTTAGAGGTAAAACAAAAGAACTTGCAGTATTTAAAGAAGCATTAACAGATGCAGAGTTGGAAAATTTAACAAGTTGGGTTAGCTTTACAGAAATGGCTACTGATTTAGAATACACATTAGAATGATATACGACAAGGCATCTTTAGTACAAATACCTAGTGGCTACAAAAGTGGTACACTATACTCTGTTGTGCCTAATACTGCTGATGGAGATTTTACAGTAACAGGAGACCCACAAGGCGAAGCTACACGAGTAAACAAAGATGGTCTTATAGAAAGCGTAGCAGCAGATGTACCAAGATTAGACTACCCTTTATTAGACGGTGTTGTACAGGATTGTCCTACTTTACTTTTAGAGCCTAGTAGGACTAATAGCTTACCTGAAAGCGAAAACTTTAGCACCAATTGGTTTGTAATTGGATTATCTGTGAGTAGTGGTATATCTTCTCCTGATGGTGGTACAAACGCATATTCTTTAGTTGAAGGTACAGGTACAGGAGGAAAAATTATATATGATGCAATAAGCGTAAGCGCAGGAAGTGTTACATATAGTTTATTTATGAAAAAGGGGGACAAAAGATATACTGCCCTTTTATTAAGTGGTGTAGTTACCACCTCAATGTTTAATGTTGATTTAGAAAACGGAACAGGCACAACTGTAACAGGGTCGTTTGACAGTACAAATATAGAAGAATACCCAAACGGTTGGTATAGAATTTCTGTTACAACAACAGCAACAGCAGGGAACTTAAACTGTAATGTCTATTTGATGAATGGTGCAGCCTATAACGAAAGAAATTATACAGGAAACGGAACAGACAAAACTTATATTTTTGGCGCACAATTAGAAGCAGGAAGCTACCCAACAAGCTACATACCTACAAGTGGTTCAGCAGTTACAAGGACGCAAGACAGATGTTTTAATGGTGGCGATGCCAATTTATTTAACGACAGCGAGGGTGTTTTGTTTGTTGATTTAGAAGCATTAGGCGAAGGAACAACAACTAGGAAAATATCCCTTTCAAACGGAAACACAAGTTTTGTTAATTTTAATTTTAACGCAACTTCAGGTAAGGTTAGTTTTGAGTTTGGTAGCACACTTAATAGCTTTTACATTTTAAATTCAACAGGACACACCTTAACTAATAGAAACAAAATAGCTATAAAATATAAGAGCGGAGATACAGATTGCTTTATAAATGGAACTAGAGTTACAGGCAATAATGGTACATTTTCTTTAAGCGGTTTAGATAGAGTTAATTTTGAAAATAGAGCAACAAATGGCTCACAGAATATGTTTGCTAAAATACATCAACTAATGGTATTCAACGAAGTACTATCAGACAGCGAATTAGAAACACTTACAAGTTAATTATGGCAAATACATTTAATTTAGGAAACGGTAATTGGGCAACAAAAGAGGAAGCACTACTTGCGTATAATGCCGAAAACGACAACTACAAACCACTACCTTTTGACTTTGACAGGGCATCAACTGCAACTGTTGTAAACAAGAATGGTTTAATAGAAACAGTAGGCGTAGACGAGCCACGTATTGACTTTTTAAACAACACTAAAGGGCATTTGTTATTAGA